CCGCCAAGGTGCTCGTCACCACAGTGAAAACTGGTGGCGGCATCGGTGAGGTCGGCTCACCGTCTAAGAGCGGCGCCCGTAAAGCCCTGCGCGACTGATGCCAGGGAAGAAGCCTCGACGCCCGAAGTACTGACATGGCTCTAGTACGTGGTGCTTCTCGGAACGCCATCAACACAAACATTGGGCGCCTCATCAACGAGGGGTACCCGCGCGATCAGGCGGTCGCTATCGCCCATGATCACGCCAAACGATCTAAGAAGAGGAAGAAATGACTACTTTGAATTCGGGGGACTGGAGAGACAAACTAGAACGGGCAGTAGCCACGTTCGCACAAGCATTCCTTTCAGTGTTTATACTGGGGGACATGTCCACAACCGAGACTGCTTTCGTAAGTGCTGGCGCTGCGTTGCTGGCCTTGGTGAAAGCTTGGTGCAAGGAAGTATTGGACAAGCGGGCTGCGTAATGTCTGACGAATGGGAGATGTTTCTCGCTGAACACGGCGATGACATCACGGAAACAGTGCATGGCAACATGCGCCGTGACGTGAACCTGTTCGACATAGAAGACGGAACGCATGCGGGCTGGTGCGAAGACAGGCTCGGCGTCCTCATCGTTTTAACCGAGGAGGAGGCCGAGGGGTTGGTGTCGGAGGACTGGCGCGTCCAACACGGGTTCATTGTGCATCCCGTGTTCAAGGAGTTCTTCGGCAGGCTGATTCAGGACATGACGTTGCGGGCATTGGATGCCCGCTCCGACCCTGAGATCTAGTCCAGGTGGTACTTGTCCGCAAGGGCAGGCATCTTGCGTTTCAAAATTTCCGCCAAGAGTTTCGGCGCTTCGTCACGCCTGCGCGCCACCGTGGTTTTCGGTATACCCGTTACTCGCTCTATTTGACGAAGAGACAACTGGGCGCCGTAACGGCATTCGAGCACCATTCGGTGTGGTTCGGGGAGTTCAGCCAACGCTTCGACAACGATTTTGTCTTGAGGTGACAACCACGTCGCCGCAGACGAGGAATGCGGCTCACGACCTGGTGGTGTTTGCATCAACGCGGCAAGCTCGTTCAGTGGTCTAGAGGTGTCACCCATTGGGAGCACGGCGCGGTAGTAATCGTTGAGTGCTCGGTCAAGTAACCAGCCCGTGGGATCCACACTGACCATTTTCGACATCGACTATCCCAACAAATCCCACACCTCTCCCGCCTTGATTGCATAGTACTCGTTTCCTTCTGGGAAAGCGCGGACTTCGGCGGCCTCTATGAGTCGGCGCAACTTCTTGATCGGGAACATGAGTTGCCGATCATGGTGTGAGTCGTGGAGGAACAGGCGGACAGGCATGACGTTGCGGTCCCACCACAGCAGCGTCTGCCACTTATCTAACTTCATTTGAACTATTTGTTTGCGTCCGAAGCCTTGCACTTCAACCAGGTAGTCGGATGTCAAATAGTCTGGTGTGTGGCGGATACGCAGCGGCAGTTTCCACATGGCTATGGGGGGACGGTTCAGCCCGAACCTGACGTAGTTGACGCCGCACCATTCCTCGAACACGCCTTCAGCCAGGTCGCCCATGCCGTCGAGGCGTTTCCCAAACTCCTGTTCGGAGAACTGGGCGTTGCTCATGGTGGTGACAGGCCCAAGTGCGCTAATGAACAAAACACAAATCTGGTTTTGAACGCACCTGGACCTGCCACTCCGTAACCTATCACAGCTTCGTCGCCTCGATGTGATACACCAACTTGTCGTCAGGGTAGGCGATGCCGTTCAACCCGTCCAACGTGGCCTTGATCGCATTGTCCAAGTCGAAACGCAGTTTCGACGTGGCGTCAGGCATCTCCTCGATCTCAATGGTTTGATACTCGGGAGTGTACGCGATCCTCATAAGGATCGGGCCGTCAAACATGGGGCCGTCGTATGCTTCTGCGATTGTTGCCTCGTACTCCAACGTCTCCTTCGGAGTGTAGACACGTCCCCGTCGCGTCATGCGGGGGCGCCCCTTGGGTCGGGGGCGCCCCTCAACGATAAACGCGTATTCCTGATTGGGCATCTTGGAATGCTTTCTCTGCAAGTTTCCGTATCTGATGCAACTGGTCGTGCTGGGGTTCACCGCCGACATAGAATTTGCGGGTGGACCTGTTGTCCAAATCCATCAGCCAAGACACTACACGATCAAGAGAGTGGCCGTCGCGTGCAGCGAACGCAGCGAACTTATACAACCATCCGTGCCGACCTTTCCCTGCGCCTTGGTTCTCTATGAACGCTGACGGTGGCGGCCCATTCACAAACATTTCTTTCAGTGTGCCCCACATTGCCTTCGGCGCAGCCCCGCTTTCATGTGAAAGCGGGCGTCGCTCCATCCGCTGCGGCATTACCTTCAGCAACGCAGCCGCTTTGATGTCAGCGACCTTGCCTCGTCGGGCATTTGCCCGATGCAGAAATTCCTCCAACGGTATAGGGGTTCCGTCCTCTTCGACAATTATTTGCCTGTCGTGATGCGGTCGGCTACCAAAGTAGGGGAGCCTAACGAAGTTCCCTGGGGGGCCTGGTAGCGATTCGCTTTTCGGGAACGGCGAGTCGGTTGGTACGTCTGCGATCTGTTCGGCTGCTTGAAGACAGTTTCTCATGTCGGCAGTGGAGCACCAGGTGTCGGAGAACACCCAGATGTGGGCGCCCCCTGATCGTGTGCGTTCCACCCATGCGGGTATGTCCAACGCTGCGAGAACGGCGCGCAGGCTGAACGCATAGTTCGCCACCTCATCCTCTGTTCCCTGCCCTGAGTGGTGCTCAGACTTGGCGTCGATGTCGATGCACCCCCAAGCGCACACCCACAACGCAGGATCCATGTCGGGGTATCGGCGGTTCTCATCCCACCCTCTGGGACCGACGTGTTTGTGTTTCGGGTCGTACACCATCGGGTAGATACCCAGCGGGGCTTCACCATCTAGGTGTCGGCGGAAGTGGGCCAACGAGAGGTCTTCCCAGATGGTGTGCGGGTGGTCGCCTGATTCTCCCCACGCATAGGGGAACCCATGGAATGTCATGTGGAACCATGACGTGAGGTCAGTCATGGTCGAGCGCGCCTAGACGGTACTGGATCACCGTTTCTTCCCACGGGTCCAACAGTTTACCTGCCTTCGTGATCTCCATATTGATGGTGACCTTCTTGCCGTCGAACCTCTTGTTCTTAACCAGGGCCACACCGAACACGTTTTCTAGTTGTGCTCGTTCGTCGGGAGCCAACCCGTCGGCTTCGTGTGGGCGCCACACGGTCAGCATGAAGTGGGCCAGATCTTCTCCACCGTAACGACCCGCCTCGATGCCTAGAGCTGAGCCACGGGACGCTGAGCCACGGGACGCCTGATGCACGATGATGGTCACCGCATCGTGCCTCATCCCCAGCGACTTCAAAGCCGATATGCGGGATGGGTCATCGGCCAGGTCGGAGTCGTCTAGTTGGGAAGCAAAGTCCCAGACGAACACGTCGGCCTTGCGCCCGTATGCGTTCTCGGCCCATGTGCCCAGCATGTGGTCCGCTACGTCCAGAGGTCCCTCTGTTTGGATACCCGCCTTACGCATCGCTGCGGCGTACTGGGACAAGGTGGAGCGGTCGATGATCCGCAGGTTCCTGAGGTCTGTCTCCGACTGGTGACGTATCGCTGCAAGGATCTGGTCGTCGCCCCTGCGGGCCAGGTCGTACACCTCGCGTGGATTTCTGTTGAGCCTGATGCTCAACATGCGAGACAGCACCATCAAGTCGGGTTCGTCAGGTGTCATCCACATGACGACGTTGTTCGGGTTGCGGGCAACGGCGTTGATTATCAGCAGCGTCTTGCCCGTGTGGGCTTTACCAGCCACAACCAGGCATTCACGTTTCTTTAGACCGCCGCCAAGTGCGTCGTCTATTTCGTGGATCCCAAGGGGCCACTTGTTGGATGTATCTGACGCGTCTTCTATCAGGCGTTCAGCAATGTCTAGGCAGGTAGGCAGGCTAGGGACGGCAACAGGGCGGGCGGGTTCTTCGGGGGAGAGAGTAGCCGAATCACCAGCCCGCGCCTGCTGCACCCGCGCCTGAGCCTCATCGAGGGTCAGCCGCGTGTTCATGTCACCTCACGTATGCGGGGGGGCGCGTGAAGGACGAAGGCAGTTTATCAAAGTCGATGGCGTAATCAGCGTACCTGCTGAGGTGGGTACCCCATTCTCCTCCTAGCCGTTCAACAGGCTTGACCTTGGCGTCAGGGTAGGTCGCCACGTTGGTGATCTTCCGACCGTTGACTTCGCCAGCTGACTTGGCGCTCTGATTGCAGTAGAAGTTCGAGTCCGTCGATCCGAACGTGATGCCGCTGAGGCGCTCGTATTCGACGGCACCAACGATGCTATCGAACCCATCCTCCCTGATCCACGGCGACTTGGGGCGTGTACCAGAAGCCGCTGAGCCGCCCTGTGAGGGCGCCTGAGGGGCTGCGGGGGGCGTTGGGGGGACTGGTACCACCTGAACGCCTGGCATGGCCTCAGCAATCGCCTGTGCGGCTGCGGTGGCAAACGTGTTTGCATTCACGATGCCATGCAGGTCGCTCCAGTTGGCACGCACCTCTTCATACGTGAAGACAC